AAGCCGGTACTCATCAGCATCCCAATCATTCTCAAGCCTGACATACGAATGCCGCGAGCAGAGCTCGTTTCTCAACCCCGCAATACGCCGCGCAAAATCAGCCTGGTCGCGATCGTACATCACGCAGTGATAGACAACCTGCACGTTGCTATACCGCCCCTGATCAAGCGCCAACGCCCCGTTTCGCCCGGGCACTTCGATCATGTCAATCACTCTCTCGGGTGCGCCGTACAGATTCGACCCCGTGACGATCACGCCATAATCAACGCTTTTGATTCCGTCGAATGTAAATCCTTTAAGCACCGCCATATGCAGCGCGCCTCCTTCTCTGTTTCTGCGCGAGCTTCTGCTCGATCTTATCCGCAAGCGCGGTGATATCCATGCCGGGTTGAGCATAGACATTGATCGTGATCTCATCGCCGCTCTGAGTGTTCTTTGCGATCTCGTCCATCTTTCGCCAGAACGGATCAAGCGGGATGATTCCCTCATTGCCAGCCTCGCCACCGCCGAAGATCGTCGGCTTTGTCATGATGCCGCCCTTCGCGTTCCACTGGATGCCGAGACGTGGGATCACGCCATCGAGAAGATCGCGCAACCTCCATCCAGACGGATCAATCGAGAAGTGCGGGAGCTTGATCTGCGGGAGATGCCATTCGAACTTAAAGAATCCCCGGATCTTGTCGATGATCGCCTTGACACCATCTCGCAACGCATTGAACGGTTTAAGCGCGGCATTCTTAATCGCTTGCCAGGCGTTCGCCGTCTTTGCCCTGATCGATTGCCACTTATCACCAAGCCAATCACCAAGCTTGCCCGCAGCGGCTTTGATTTTGTCCCAATTTTTAACCAGGACAACCCCAGCCGCGATGATCCCCCCGATCACGCCGATCACAATGCCGGCTGGACCTGCGAGCATCGGAAGGACAGTGATGAGCGTGCCAACTCCCGAGATGATCCCTCCGAGAAGCGTCACGATCGGGGCTCCGACAACCAGCAAGCCAGTCAGCCCAACTGCGATCTTCGCGATCACAGGGTGCTCCTGAAGAAACGTGATCAGCGATTCAAGTTTCGGGATCAGATTCTCGGACATCCACTGTGCGACATTCGCGAGCACCGGAGCAAGCGTCGCTCCGATCTGCTCCGAGAGATCCCCGAAAGCGTTCTTCATTTGCTGAATCTTGCCTTCCGGGGTGTTAAGCATGGCCGTGTTCATTTCGCCGACATTGTTCGTGATTACCTTCGCGAGCATCGCGGCACGTTCCTGCTCATTTCCGTACTTCAGAACCTTCTCTTCGGCTTCAGTGAATGAAATGCCGACACGTTTCAGAGCGCCCGTTTGGCCGTTCATGACCTTACCCATGAGGTTCGCGATCTGTGTCGCGTCCTGAGCCGTGCCGTTCACGCCCTTCTGCTGAACGAGAAGGTTTTCCATCGCCGGAAGCAGTGCATTGATGGTTGATGGCATCTTCGCGAATGTGGCGAGCTGCTGAGCTCCTGAAAGAGCGACATCATCACCAACTACCCCCTGCCTCTGAAGCGCACTGGCCAGCTCCATAGTCTGCTTCGCGACATCCTTACCAACCCCAAGCCTTGAACGATAAATCTCTGTCAGCTTCGTTTCAGCTGATGCCTGGACACTGTACGCCTCCATGCTCTTTTTGATGCCAGCCACGATCGGCACCGAGACAGCCGTAGCGATCGCGCCAGCTTTGAACATTTTGCCGCCAACATTCTTCAGCTTGCCGCTGATGCCGCTCGCGATCTTCGTTCCGGCCATCGTGCCGGCGGTTGATGCCTCCGGTGCGATTGCGCGGGAAATCTTACCGGAGATCCCCTGCGCGTCCGGTATAATTTGCACATATGCCTTACCGAGATCAGACATATTAATTCTCCTTAACGATTGAGTTTCGCCACTTCATGAACTCCTCGCCTGATTCAAACGGATCTATTTGCCCTTCTGAGTCTTTGCGAGTCAGGAGCTCCACGAACGAATCCGGCTTATCACTCTTTTTCATGAAAAATCCGTAAATCAATGTATTCACGGAATCGACAATCGATGCCAGGAGCATCGAATCCAATGGATAATCCTCGCCACGCTTCGCCATCTCAACGCGAGAGTCATGCCGCAAACCAGAAACGAGGATGCCAAGCGTTCGTGCCGGCACCCTCTCGTAATCATAAATCTGGTATGTCTCAGCAAGATCACAGATCATCGCGTCCCTGTGAAATGCGAGAACGTATGCGAGGTTTAAGAGTTTTTTGAATCATTCTCAGATGTCGCAAGGTCGATAACCTCCGTCAGGACATCGCCAAAAACAGTCAGCTTGACCCTGCCTGTCTTCTCGTCTCTGAGATGTGATTTCAGTTTGTCATACTGATCGTCACCGAGCAATCGCTTCATCGCTTTGATGTAACCGGCGGGGTTGCCGGCATCACCTTCGGCGATCTCTTCAGCAAGCTCGAGATCATCGATTGCGTCCTCTGCGATGTTAAACTTAAACCCATTTTTCAGTTCTTTTTTCATGGTTCGCTCCTTGTTTGTTAATCTTTATGCCTTCTTGTCGTACTCATAATGAGTCTGGCCTGCACTGTCCTCGAGCGCGGTGATTGTCATTTCATAGCCAACCACTTCATCGTCTTTGTAGACAATGTCACCAAGATCGCTCAGCTGAGCATCGGGAATGACGATGCGGTGAAGCACTCCGCCACGCTGTCTCACCTCAATAACCCAGCAAGACTCTTCGGGATCGTCGCTGTTGACCTTTGTAGTCATTCCGCTGTCGAGATCTCCGGTCACATTCGCCGTACCATAAACGGCCTTTTTCGCCTCGGAGTTGATCGTCTCGATAAGCTTGAACACGAACGTATCCTCTTTTCCGTTGTTAATCAGGAGCACGGCCTTGCCGCCCCACGCCTTCACAACAGACGTATCGAGGTTACTGCCATTCGATACACCGTCCTGCGAAACAAAGCCAAGATCCTTGAATGCGGCATCAAGCGCGGAGTCGGCATCCGTCGGGAGCGTCGATCCCAGCGGAGCCCGCCAGATAGCGCCAGCGACCTTCGGCTTTCCGACTGTTACATTTGCTACTGTCGGCATATTTAATCCTCCTTCAATAATGCGTCACATTGAATACTGCCTGATAGCGGTACTGTTTCGACGCAGTGTTTGTGAAATTGTAATCTGAGGCAAGCTCAATCCCGCCGATTGAATCCAATGAAACGGCATCCACCATCGCCGCTTTAACCTGTTCATTCAAATCTGCAGCCGCAGACAAGCGGTCAGCGTTTGACTGGATCGCAAGCGTTGATGTTGTGACGCGATTGTCTGTCGTGGATCCTGTTTTTTCAACCACCACAAAACTGCCGGAAATGTCTTCCGGGCGCTGGCCATAAGCAGGAACACTCAGATTGTCATTCAAATATTCAATGATAACCGTTTCAATCATCGTCAATCACCTTTTTTGTTCCGCAAGCCGCCGGCGGTGAGCGCTTTTAGCAGAGTATTGTTCTCATAATTGTCACGCGCCGCCTCCGGTGTATCCGGCCAGACATTCGCGATGGCGGTGTAATCAGCCACATGGACGCTTGAAGCGTACCCCGTGCCCGCTGTCTTCGCCACAGCTTCGCCGGCCTTCTCCAGATGCGCTTGCATCTCATCAGATTTCATCAGCTCATTCAGGCCTTCAATATCCAGCTTGAAAACAACTCGCTTACTCATACCTCTCAACCATCACCTTCATGTTCCAATCGAGCGGGATCAGGTCTTCAATGCCCTTGATCGGGATGCCGAACGATCGCCATGATTCCCCGAAGAAATCAATGCGGTTGTTTTCCCAATCGTGAGCATCACCCTTCGGGATCGCGAGCGTATACACCGCTTTGCGTCCGTAAAGATTAGTTGTTTCAAGGATCTCCTCCGGCGTTGATGGATACACAAGCACGTTCTCAACCTCGATCGGGGTTTCTTCATAGATCGGATCGTTGAATTCGTCTACAGAAATCTCCGTCTTTTCCCACAGTTTAACCGTGATGCCTCTTAGCGTTCCCATATATCCATCACCCCGTACCTCTGACGCCTGATACCAAGCGTCTTCAACTCATTCCGCATCAGCGACATTGTGACGCCGCCTCCAGGGATCGCGTAAGTGCCCGACCAGGAATAACCAAGTGCTGATTGAGCCTCCTGTGACATCGGATCGCCGGTCGTACTCTGTCGCATGACACGAGCAACCACATCACAGGTCACGAGCTTCACAACGCTTGCGTATCCGTTTTCGTTGGCTTCGACAAGCGCATCAATATCCATTCCGACATCTGCACCCGCTCTGCGGATCAGATCGGACACGAGCGGGAGCAAGGATTCAACCCTCTCCTGCTGATCTGCTGTGTATGTCACGCCCTCGATCGCGAGCACTTCTTCAAGCGTTGCGAAATCACTCATTTCTTTTTGCCTCCAGATTTCTTTGCAGGTTTCTTCGCGGGCGCGGGAGCCTTGACCGGCTCCCATGCACCCTTCATCTCACTTTCAACGTCAATAATGACGCCTGTCTTCGTGTTGCGGTAGAGCATGATTATGCCTGAACAATGCCGAATGCGTCAGCGTCGAGGATGCCCCAGCCGATATAAGCTTCGGCACGGAGGCAAACTTCGTTATACTGCTTCAGATCGTGGCCGGTACCGTCCGGATCACCATAGCGGATAACCTCGAGCGGAATGTTGTCAGCATAGCCCCACTTAAAGGCGTTCTGGAAATCACCGACGATAGCGTGGTCAGTTGTCGAACCGCCCGTCTCCTGAACAGAGACGGTGCTGTTGACATCCGATCCCATGCCATAGAATGCGTTGGGGTTCTGCCCGAATCTGAACTCCGGATACTGCGGAACGCCATTGACCTTGATTGCAGCCAGAGCAGCGCCGGCAGTCGGCGAAAGAGCAAGACCGGTGACCTCGCCATCCGTGATCGCCTGGATCGCGGCGTCGATGTTAGCGTCAATGTTGGCAGCGGCATAAGTTACGATGTTCGATACCAGACCATCAAAGCTGTTCGTAGCCTTGAAAGAAGCCGGTGCCTTTGTCGCGGGATCGATACCATGAATGGCCGCGATATCAAGACCGCGAGCGATCTTCTTCCCGAAGCCCTCTGCGAAAGCTGTCAGATACTGAAGACGAACTTCGTCGCCTGCCTTCATGAATTCGTCAGATACACGCTGCTGATATACGAATTTGACGGGCTTGATAATCTTTGCGGTAACTGTTGCATTGCCAGCGGGCTTTGCTGCGCCTTCAGCTACGATAGAAGCCTCGCCGGCTGCGTTGAAGACGAACTCTGTTGCACCGTTGAACGGAATCGGAGTCTGATCGGAAAGCTTTGCAAGTGCAGAATGACCACGCACGGCATCAAACATTTTAGTGACTACCGGTGCCGGGAAAGATGTTCCTGCTAAAATTGTTGCCATGTTAAAATACCTCCTGTAATTGTTTAGCAAGCGCCATCATATCGGCTTTTACGGGATCGCCGTCTTCATGCGTCGGTTCAACCCCTCCGAGCGGCGCTGCTGGTTTCTTGATGAACGATGCCATCGCCTCCGCGTCTTTGCGGATTGCGGCCTCGTCCTCTCCTGCTAGTTTGTCAGCAAGCTGATAAGGCAAGCCAACCTCATGAGCGATGCGCGTTTTTACCGAGCGCGTCTCGTAATCCTTAATCTTCGCTTTGAGATCGTCCACGATCGTTTTATCGCCGTTGATCGTCTCGTCCTTTGCCTTGATCTGACTGGTCAGATCTGCGATCTGTTTGGCAAGATCGTCATTCTGAGTTTTGATCGAGTCATAATCGGCATACTTTTCAGCCGCTTTCGCCTCCGCTCTCCTGATTCGCTCGCCAATGATTGCATCCAGCTGCTCTTGTGTTTCAATAGGTTTGAATTCTGACATTTTTAACCTCCTACTTTCCGGGTAGTGTCCGTGCATTGATGTGTACTAAAAAGCACAGCCGAAGCCGTGCTATTAGTAACTGATTAATTGTTTGCGTTCTGCCTTACTTTCTGACGCAAGCCAATGCGCCAAGATCATTGAGTCGAGAATTGAGATGTCCGCGCCCTCAAGCTGTGACTGATAGCCAAATCCGCCATGGCTCCCGATCGCTCGTTTCTCGCAATGATTGATCACCTGGTCAACCGCCGGTTGCTCCATATGGCAAATCGTGCCGTTCGCGATCGCTTGCTCAAACATTGCGTTCGCCGTGATGAATTCGCCTGTTTTGACCATGCCGGCTCTTCTGATCCGCGCGTCCTTCAGCGCATCGAGCAGGATCCGCCCGCCATTGTCACCATCAATCGCTATTCCTCC